CCTGCCCCGCCCCCTGGACCCCCGCCTTCAACGCGTTTTAGCCCTGTTTTTCGAGCGAAATCGGGCCCACGTCTCATAAGGCTGATTATGTTAAACACGCCCCGGTCCGGGGCCGTTCCGCCCCCGCCTTTTGAGCGGGGGCCCTTGGTTTCTGCCGATAGTCTGGAAGACTCGCGTCCCTGAGTGCAGCCGGGCCGGTTCCTTGGCGGGACCTGGACTATACCACGGTAGTGAAACCGCGACAAAGCTGTGAGCAAGCCACGACAGGCCAAACCCTCGGCGCGCTACAAAGTGAGGCGCGCATCGCGTGCGCGGGCGAAAGTTGCCGACGGCACGCCCCTCGCTACAGTGCCCGCCGATGACCCCGCCCCTCCAGCTCCTGGCCGCCGTGTCGATCGCCGTGCTGTACCTGCTGGCGCTCAACTTCGCGGCGGACCGAAGGCCCAAGCTGGCCCTGGCGCTCGGCGTGCTCGCGGTGGCGGCGACGCTCCTGGTCAAGCCGATCCTGGCAAGCGACGCCCGAACGAGTCCAACGACGTCACCGAGCAGCTCATCCTGGAGAGCCTCGCAGACCCCGCCGACCGCCGACTGACGGTCACCGAGCGGTGCGAGAAGCTGCGGATCTCCCGCGGCGCCTGGTACCGCCGCCGCGCCGACCCCCTCGTAGCCGCCCGCCGTGCCCGCGCCGTGCGTGACCTGTGCTACGAAAGCCTCGGGCCCATCCTGGACGCGCTGGTCACCTGCGCGGCCATCCCGACGAAGGAGGGGCACCAGGACCGCAAGCTCTACCTGGAGCTGATCGGCGAACACGTCTCGGGCGAGAAGGTCCACCAGGAAGAGAAGAAGAAGAGCGACGGGCTCAGCGACGGCGAGATCGTGCTGCGCTTCGAGGGCAAGCCCCACCTGCTGCCGCCCGGCGTCCGCCGACGCCTCGGGCTCGACCCCAACACAGACCCCGCGGCCCTGGCCGTGGCACGGGCTACGCTCGCCAAGGCGGCGTAGTACCTCTGGAGGATCCAATGGCCAAGGAACGTGAACGGCGGCGGGACAAGCGGGTCGACTACCTCGGGGCGGCGTCGCTGCTGGTCGCCAGCTTCGTGGAGGGCAAGCACGGCGGGATCGGGCTGAAGGACCTGGTCAAGGCCGACTGCGGCGGCGACGAGCTGCTGGAGGGCGACCTGTTCGAGGCGACCGTCGACCCGTCGAGCTGCACCGAGGTCTCGGCGTCCGGGCTGTTCAAGCTCCTGAAGGCCGGCAGCCTGACCGAGGCGCAGTTCATCGGGCTGATCACCGTGCGCGTGCCCGACGCCCGGGAGCTGCTGGACGCCAAGACGTTCCGCCGGCTGGCCCGCACGTACCAGGGCACGCCGCGGCTGACGGTCAAAGCCAAGGCCGGCGCCCAGGTGACCGTCCAGGTGGCGGCCGAGGTGCTCGCGGCCGGCGTGAAGGCGACCGCGGCGAAGCTGGCCGGCACGAAAAAGGCGGCGTGATTTTGTGCGCGGCTCGGCGCTGTCTCGGCGCTGCGTCGCTCCTGGCCCTTCCCGGGGCCGACAACGTGGGTTGTAGATCGCAGGCGGCGTGACGTTCCTACGCAGGCCCGAGGCCCTCAGCGGCGTCGAGCTGAAGCGCGAGACGATCGTGGACGTGGGCGACTGCGGCGGCTTCGTGCTGCTGCAGGCCGGCGACTTCATCCTCACCGACGCCCGCGGCGTCGACCACCCGGTCAAGCGCCACGACCTGGTCAAGCACTTCACCGCCGGCGACGCCTCGGCAGGCCACGCGCTGGAGGCGAGCTGCTCGCCCCTCCTGGATCCGCTCCGGCCCGGCACGTCGATCGAGCTGCAGGACCGCGGCCGCCGGGGGCTCTCCCCCGTACTCACCTGCACCCACTGCGGCGCCGACCTTCCCCTCAACCTCCGCTGCGGCTGCGCGAAGGCGGTGGCGGCGTGAGCCTCTCCGACCTGGACCACCTGGCCGCCCCGATCTGGAGCGACTTCCGCGACGACGCCACCAACCAGGCGACGCGGGCGCTGCTGCTGACCCACTACCAGGTCCTGGCCGATCGCGCGGCGACCACCCGCGCCCGAAAGGCCCGCATCGAGGACGAGCCCTTCGACCGGGACGACCTGGCCCAGGAGCTGGCGATCAAGCTCGGCGACCTGCTGGACAGCTACGACCCGGCCTTCAACGTGCCCTTCTCGAAGTACGCCTCGCCCCGCCTGGTGGGGCTGGCGATCGACCAGGTCCGCAACGTCAAGCAGTCCCGCACCGTCTTCGGCGCCAGGCACGGCCGGCCGCTGCAGCTGGCCGAGGCCGCGGGCCCGCACGACAAGGGCGACGACTGGATCGAGGACAAGCGCCCCGACCCGTACGCCGCCGCGGCCGCGGACAAGGCCTTCCGCCGGGAGCTGCTGGCCGGCATCACCGAGCGCCGCGACCGGTGCTTCGTGCTGCTGCGCTGGTACCGCGGCATGAGCCTGGCGGCGATCGGCCGGCGGTGGGGGCTGAGCGAGAGCCGCATGAGCCAGCTGCAGAGCCGCCTGGTGCGGGTGCTGATGGTCGCGATGGACCGCCCCGAGCTGGCCGGCGCCCGGCCCGCGTACGTCACCCACTCGAAGAACCGGAGGAAAGCCGCGTGACGCACGAAGCCGACGCGCCCGTGTTCATCCTCGTCGTGCGGCCCCGGCCGAGCGCCGACGTCCGGCCCGGCAAGCAGGTCGACCGCCTGGTGCGCGTGGCCAAGGCCGCCGGCGTGGACGTGGTCGCGCGCGGGGAGCTGCCCGAGGGCGTGCCGTTCAAGGCCGCCGTCGAGGCCGCGCAGGCGCTGGCGATGGAGGGCGCGGACTGATGGACCTGGCGACGCTGGACCTGGCCAACCTGAAGCTCTCACCCGAGGAACGCGCCGAGTCCCTGGCCGCCCTGGAGGACGACGAGCGGGACGAGCTGCTGAAGCTCGACCGCCCCAGCGACTTCTACGAGCCGCACGCCGGCGGCCAGGTCCAGTTCCACCGCAGCCGCTCGATCGTGCGCTGCCTGTTCCCGGGCAACGGCTTCGGCAAGACGCGCGCCGTCGGCACAGAGGTCAACTGGTGGCTGAGCCACACGCACCCCTACCAGCCGACGCCACGCTGGCCGGTCATCGCGATCTGGTGCTGCGAGACCTTCAAGCAGTTCAAGATCCTCCGCACCCAGCTGGAGACCGAGTGCTTCGACCGCCCCTTCAAGTTCAACCGCGCGGACCACATCTACACGATGGACGACGGCGGCCAGATGTTCCTGGTCAGCGGGGACAGCTCCTGGACGCACGTCCAGGGCATTAACCCGGACATCGTCATCTTCGACGAGCAGCCGCCCGAGGCGTTGTGGAACGAAATGAAGATGCGCCGCCGGGGCGCCCGCAAGACCCGCTACTGCTTCGCGGCGACGGCGACGCAGGGCATGACGTGGATGCACCGGGACCTCTACGCCCCCTGGCTGAAGCACCACCAGGACCTCGGGCAGGACGAGACCCGCGCGACGCGGGAACAGCTCCACCCGCGGCTGTGGGTCTGGGCCCGCGGCGGCATCAAGGACAACCCAGGTGCGGACGCCGGCGACGTCGACTGGTACGAGAGCCAGTCGTTCAACTCCGACGCCGAACGCGCCGTGCGGCTGGGCGGCGGGTTCGCGGACTTCTCCGGCACGCCCGTGTTCGACCTGCAGGCCCTGGAGCGGCAGAAGCCCAACCTGCGCGAGGGCGAGGACGGCAGCTTCGTGAAGGTCCCCGCGGTAAACGCAGACGACCCCCGCGCCGTCACAGTCACCGAGCGCGACGGACGCACCTGGCGGGCGCTGCTGGCGTGGAAGGCCGGCGCTCCGCAGGTGGGCGGCCGGGTCACAGTCTTCGCGCACCCCAAGGCCGGCGCGAAGTACGTGATCGGGCACGACAGCGCGTACGGCCTGGCCAAGGGCGACTTCGACTACGCCATCGTCCTGGACCGGGAGACCGGCGAGCAGGTGGCCGAGGCCCAAGGTCATTGGGGCGACTCCAGCTGGGCCGAGGTGCTGTTCGGACTGGCCTGGCATTTCAACCGTGCCTTCCTCCTGGGCGAGCGCCAGGTTGGGCTGATGGTCATGCGGCGGCTCTACGACGAGCTGCACTACGACTACCAGTATTACCGGCGGGACGACTCGAAGCGCAGCCGCCGCCAGAGCGACGAGCTGGGGCACCACCGCCACACGGGCGACCTGACGATCCCGATGCTCCGCGGGGCCCTCGGCCGCCGGCAGAACGGCCGCCTGGTCGAGCCCGAGATCGTGCTGCGGAGCCATGAGCTGTGGCGCCAGCTGGTGAAGTTCCAGTTCAGGCCCAAGCGCGAGGGGGACGAGCTGCACGAATGTCACGACGACGACCTGGAGATGGGCGCCCCCGGCGGCGACCACGACGACGGCGTGCTCTCCCTCGGCTACGCCAACCGGGCCCTCCGCGAGGTCGGCCGCTTCGAAGAGAGCGAGATCGACTGGCCCGAGGGGTCCGCCGGGCACCTGTTCGGGATCAAGGAGCGCCTGCACGGCAAGAAGCCGGACGCCGACGCCGACCCGTTCGCGCAATGAGACGATGAGACGAGCACCGTCAAAAGCCCGTTCCCGCGGGCGAACCTCCTGGAGCTGGTGACTGGATCCGAAGTGAGCCGAAGATCTGCACGGAGGCCCGCGCCGCCGCGGCCCCGACCCCGCTGGCTCGAGTTTTTGTGGCTGGTCGCGCTGGGCGTGTTCGCCGGCGTGGCCCTGTACGCGTTCGGGTACCTGACGCCGGCCGAGCCGGCGCCGCCGGCGACCTGGCGGCCAGGCCACCGCTGGTACCACGACGTCCGAGAAGCCGATTGAACAAACGAGAGCGGCCGCCCCGTCGCGTTGGGGCGGCCGCCTCGTCGTACCACGCTCAAACCCTTGTACGCCCGACACCCTACCGAGGAACCCCGATGCTGTCGACCGACCCGAAGACCCTCCTGGACGAGATCCGCCGCGCCGAGGACCTGCGCAAGAAGGTCCTGACCAACACGACCAACCTGGTCCGCCGCTACGTGGGCAACTGGTACCGCACCGACTCGCGCACGAAGCCGCGGCCGGAGAACATGATCTTCAGCTTCGTGGCCACCACGGTGGGCAACCTGGTCTACAGCAACCCCTCGACCAAGGTGAAGCCCAAGCGCTCGCAGACCCACGCCGACCTGGCCAAGTTCATGGAGGCGGGGCTGAACGGCTGGATCGAGGACGTGTGCCTGCGCGACGAGCTGGAGGTCCTGTGCTACGACTTCCTCTTCAGCTTCGCCGTGGCCAAGGTGGGGCTCGAAGAGCGGCCCGACTCCAACGGCGGGCACCGGTTCGGCGTGTTCGGGCACTTCAACATGGAGGCCCTCATGCCGTTCGGGATCCGCCTGGACCCGGCCAACGTGCTGATCGACGCCGACGCCACGCACTGGCGGACGGCGCGCTTCCTCGGCCACCAGTTCCAGCGCGACCTGGACGACCTGCAGGCGGACGAGCGCTACGACCCCGCGGCGGTCGCGCAGCTCACGGCCGACGACGAGCCGGCGATCGGCCGCTCGGCCGCGGAGCGCACCTTCCCCGGCGGCGGGAAGAACAAGGGCAACGAGCGCCAGCGCGTGACCCTCTACGAGCTGTACTTCCCCGAGACCCGCCAGGTGGGGACGCTGGCCCTGTACGGCACGCAGGGCGGCGAGCAGCAGGCCGGGTGGATCCGCCCGCTCCAGGACTTCCACGGCCCCGAGGACGGGCCCTACGTCTTCTACGGCTGCTACACGGTGCCGGGGAGCCCGTACCCCCTCTCCCCCATCGCGGCCATCGCCGAGCAGGACGCGGAGCTGAACGCGCACGCCGCGGCCGCGGCCAAGGAGGCGGCCAGCGCGAAGAACCTGCTGCTGGTCGACGCCAACCAGCCGGAGGTCGCCACCGCCGTCGGGGCGGCGCCGACCAACGGCATCGTCACGGTGAAGGGGCTGAACGGCCAGAACGTGATCCCGGTCGCCCTGGGCGGCACGACGCAGCAGCGCATCGAGTACCTGAACCTGTTGCTGCAGCGGACCGACCGCATCGCCGGCCAGAGCGAGAACGCCCGCGGCAAGGCGCAAGGGGTGACCGCCACCGAGGCCAACCTGGCGAATCAGAACAGCGACGCGCGGGAAGAGTTCGTCACGCTGAAGTTCACCGAGGGCGTGTCGGACCTGCTGTACCGCGTGGGCTGGTACTTCTTCAACGACCCCGCGGTGGTCTCGATGGTGTCGATGCAGGACCCGGCGACCGGCCAGGAGTTCGAGGGCGTCTTCCTGGGCGGCCAGCAGCCGGGCGAAGAGGGCACGGACTGGCTGCAGTTCAACCTGTCGATCGACCCGATGAGCATGAAGCGCATCGACCCGATGCAGCAGATGCAGCAGGCCAACACGGCGCTGCAGCTGGCGCTGGGGATCCTGCCGATGATCCCGACCATTCCGTACGCCAACTGGACCGCGATCCTCGACCTGGCCGGCGACGCGGCCAACCTCCCCGACTTCGCCAAGATGATCCTCAACGGCCAGGGGATGATGATGATCCAGGCCGCGCAGATGGGGATGCCCGTGGCGCCGATGCCTGGGCAGCCGGGGATGGGCGGCGACCAGGCCTTCCCGAACGCTATGCCGAGCGTCGGCGGCCGTACTCAGTCCATGTTGCCGGGGCCGGGGGGTGCAGGTGGGCCGTCCGGTCGATCGCCCTCTCCAGGAGCTGGGGGAAGTCCGGGATCGGCTGGCGGTAAAGGGTCGGGCCGACCCAGCGGCTCGTTCGCGCCCGCCGGCGCCTGAGGGTCACCGCGCCAGCTACCAGACAGCAGCTCGACAGCAGCCCCGAGCAGGCCGCTGTTGAGTAGCTCCCGGTCGCGACGCCGGCGATCGTCGCCGCGGCCAGCAGGCCGGCGCTCAACAACCAGAGTCGGTGGTACCTCATCGTCGTCGTCCTCCTGGTCTGATTCTCCAGCCAGTCCAGCTCGTCCTCTGACAGCGGCGTCCAGTGCCTCACGCTCCAGCTCCTTGGTTACGGCCAGCAGGTCGTCGTACGTGAACGCGGCCGCCGTCGGCGAGGCCACGGTGCCGCCGTCGTACATCGACGCCGGCGGCAGGCGCTTGCCCCAGCCCGGCGCCGCCTTCTCCTTCGGGCGGCCGTTCGCCTTCTCCCGCGCGATCGCGACCTCGGCGACCTCGGCGGCGCCGTGCGGGTCGAAGATCCGCGCCTCGCCGAAGTGGAAGGCTTCCTCCAGCTCATGCTCCACGACGTGGCGCATGGCCCGCATCACGCAGCGCACCAGGACGACGTCGGGCACGACGATCGGCCGCTGCCGGTACTGCAGCCGGTTGCGCTGCTCGACCTCGTGCTGGTCGACCGTGACGTTCGCGTGGAAGGCCAGGTTGGTCGGCGTGCCGCGGACCCGGTCCGGGACCTGGAACAGCACCGACAGGTGGCAGCACCGCCAGCTCGCGAAGCGGACGTGCTTCCGCTTCTCGTCGTAGGGCGGGTAGTCGTTGGCCCAATGCGACGTTACGGCCATCGGGATCGGGAAGTTCCGCAGCTGGATCCAGGGCGACAGGTACTCGATCCGCTCGGGCACGTAGACCCCGTAGCGCTCGCAGAGCTGCACGAAGTCCTCGGGGTGGCTCGACACTTTGGAGGCCAAATCGTCCATCCGTGCCAAGGTAGTGAAGTCAACCCGCGTAGCAACACTCCTTGCCCTTCAACCGGCGCCCCTCGGGCGAGCGCTTGCCGCAGGGGCAGTAGGTGTTGCGCTCGGCGTTGGAGTGGCGGCGGTACTTCCCCGGCCGGGCGGCCAGGGCGAAGGCGGCGCCGGCGGCCGCCAGCGTCATGCGGCTGGGGGCCCGCTGCTGGAACGCCAGCGGGTCGAAGATGCTGCCGGCGGTCTCGGGCGTGCTCTGCTCGGCCGTCGCCAGCTCCACCAGGCCGCGCGGCGGCGGCCCGTCCAGCTCCAGGCCCTCGCCGTTGCAGTTGGGGCAGCCGTACTTACCCAGCCGGTCCTTCTCGAACTCGGCGCCGCAGAAGTCGCAGGTCGGCAGTGGGGTCATCACGCGCCTCGCTGGGGTTGGGGTTGGGCCGGCAGCTCGCGGACCAGCTCGACGTCCCGGATGCACGCCTCGATCGACCGGTCGAAGTCGGCCAGGATCTCCTGCCAGTCTGCCTCGCTGAGGCGGTCGCGCGAAGTGCGGATTGTGTGAGCAATCAAACGTAACGGGTTGAGCTTGCCCTTCAGCGCGTGACGCAGCAGGTGGGCGTTCTTCTCCGGGTCGGGGGTCGTGACGTCGGGGGGATCCGCGTAGTCGGCGAGCCGTGGGAATGAGCGGGGCCCGTCCGTGGGCTTCATGGTGTCGTCGGCCAACGCGGCGTCTCCCTCTCCAGGACAGACGGCGGCCGCCCCCGTGTGGTTTGGTTGGGAGGGCTTCAGGCCGCCTTACGCAACACTTCGGGCCCGATGCGGCCGGCGATGATCGCAGAGCCGCCCGCCGGCGTCGACGCCGCGGGCATGAGCACCGCCAGGCCCTTGTTGATCGCGTCGCGGACCGCCTGCCTGAAGCTCCGGCCGGGGTTCTCCCCGATGTAGCTCCGCAGTCGATCGACCTGGCCGGCGGTCAGGCCAACCTTCAGCTCGCGCATGGCGTTCGACTGCAGCGCACGCTTCCCCTTGGTGGGCTTGGGCATCTACGACCTCGGTTGTGGAGAAAGAAACCGCCCGGGTGCGAAGCGCCCCCGTCTCGGAGTCACACCTTCATCGGTTTTACCCTCCCAAATGCTCGATTCAAAGCCGGCGGTCTGCGGGGCCGTAGATTCCGGCCCGCGCGGCCCGATGTTGGGGGGCACAGATGGCCCTGTACCCCTGGAGATGCCCGTGCGGTAACGAGGACGAGACCTACGCCACGATGCGGAACGCGCCCCAGCTCGGGGAGCTTCGACCGTGTCCTGCGTGTGGGGGTCGGAACACTCTCGCCCGCGTCGTCGCTTTGCCCGGTGTGAACCGGGAAAAGCAGGCCGCCGATCTCAAGTACCCCTACGTGTCACGGTCGCACTCGGCCGAGGCGCTGGGGATCTCGACGGTCGACAAGGCCGGCCACCCGGTGGTTCTCAACAAGGCCAGTGAACGAGAGGCGGCCGCCCGCGCGACGGCGTTCTACGGGACGCGCGTCCACCGCGAGTGAGCCCCTCAAACCTGCACGCCGCCGCGGACCAGGGATGGTAACCCGCTGAGGCAAGGAAGAGAGCGAAAGAGCATGGAGGCTCTGGACGGCGCCGTCGGCGCCCTGGACGCAGTGTCGGGATCGACCGGGACGACCACGCCCCCGGCCTCTCCCCCTGAGACGGGTAAATCGAGCGCTGCAGCTGCCGGCAACACAGCCCCGCCGGCGTCGGCTGCACGGGAAGCGTTCGACCGCCTGACCAAGGGTGAGAAGCCGGAGGCGATCAACGCCGAGATCCGGGACCGCGCCAAGGGCACGAAGCCCGCCGTTACCGCCCAAGGAAAGGGCGCCGCTCAGCCCGCGACGAAGGACGCCCTGCCACAGGGCGAGAAACCCGGCGACACGCGCAACGCGTGGCCGGACTCGCTGACCGGCAAGGACATCAACGTCCTGAAGCGCGGGAAGATCGACTCCGAGACGTTCGCGGCCCTCCCGGCGACCACGCAGACCCGTCTGTTGACGAACCTGCGGAACAGCCAGGCCGAGGCGGACCGGACCTTCCAGCAGGCCAAGAAGGGCAAGGCCGGCGGCACGGATGCCGCCGCCCAAGCCGACAGCGATTCCCCGTCCGACTCCGAGGACGAGGCAACCCTGACCGCCGAGCAGCTCGCGGCCGAGGGCGACGACGCAGCGACGGACGACGAGGGCGAAACGCCCCCGCCGCCGAAGCAACAGGGCAAGGCCAAGGCCGCCCCCGCGCCGACGTCCGACGTCTCCAGCTTCGTTGACGAGAAGGACCTCGAAACCCTGCGGCTGCTCGGTGGCGATGAGCTGGCAGAGACCCACACGCGCTCGATCGGGCGTGTCGTGGACCATTTTCAGGGTCAGCAGCAAGCCCTGTCGGGCGTGCTGAGCTTCCTCCTGGAGGACCACATCGGCCGGCACTTCGAGAGTGCGGTCGGTGAGCTGAACAAGGCGCCGGGCATGGACGGGCTCAAGCCCGACCACCCCGAGTACGCCAAGAACAGCGAGGCCCTCAAGGCGAAGGCGCTGATCCTGCACCGTGCCGCCGGCGACCCCAAGACCTACCCCTTCACGGAGGCGGTCAAGGACGCCGCGGCGAGTCTCTTCCGACCCAACGTACACCAGGCCGCCCAAGCCCGACTTCTCGCCTCACGACGTGCGTCACTGACCGGATCCGCAGAACGCGGCGACAGCCGCCGCGCCGAGCCCCGCGCGCTGGACCCCAAGTCCCGCGCGAAGGCGATCTTCTCGGCCCTGCAGAACGGACTGACGCCCAACGAGGCGAGGAACTCGATCGACGGCGCCTGATCACCATCAGGAGCTGACCCATGTCCGCAGACGGAACGCCGCTGCCTTCGTTCGCCGATTTCGTCCTGGCGACCAAGGCCCACAAGATCACCCCGACGACCGAGATCCTCAACGAGTGCGCGCGCAAGACCTACCTGGTCGCGCGCATGTTGAAGGGCCGGGGCGAGGACGAAGTGGTCCAGGGCGGGTCGAAGATCATCGACCAGATCCAGACCAAGAAGATGAACAACGCCGGCTTCTACCGGCCCAACGAAAACCTCCAGCCGCGCGGCGTCGACACGCTCACGCAGATCGAGAGCCCCTGGCGCTTCCACCAGGGCAACTACGGCTGGTCCGAGCAGCAGGTGAAGCTGCAGGCCAGCGGCGGCAACGCCGCCGACGTCTACACCCGGCTCAAGACCAGCTGGGAGCAGGCGTGCGACCTGAACATCTGGGACTCGATGGAAGAGGCGCTCTGGGACACCCCGAGCAACTCCGACATGGAGGCCGCCGACGGCAAGCTGCCGTACTCGATCCCGACGTTCATCACGTCCGACGGCCTGGCCCCCGCCGGCTTCACGACCATCAGCGGCGTGAACCCCTCGACCGAGACGAAGTACCGCAACCAGACCGGCGCCTTCAGCTGGGCCGGCCGCGCGACCAACGACGCCATGTACGTGGCGTTCGACCAGATGTGGCGCAAGCTCCGCTGGAAGCGGATCAAGGGCTTCAATTCCAAGGTAGGGAGCCCCGGCACGGACTTCTCGAAGTTCGTGATCGCGACCACGCCCGAGGGCATCAACGGCTACCTCGCGCTCAACCGGAACAGCAACGACCGGCTGCGCAAGGCGAACGACGCGGGGTACGGGGACGACCCGACCTTCAACTCGATCGACCTGGAGGACTTCGACCGCCTCGAAGAGACCACCACGGCCGGCGTGCCCCCGTTCTACTGGCTGAACCTGGAGATGCTCTTCCCGGTCTACCACTCCGACACCTTCATGGAAGAGGTCGGGCCGATCCGCGGCAGCATCAACCAGCCCTTCAGCTGGGCGGTCTACAAAAACACCTACATGAACCTCTTCTGCCGGAGCCGCCGGCGCCAGGGGCTCATCCAGACCACGGCCTAAACGCAGCCTGCCCACGCCGCGCCGTAGCGCGCGGCTGGACGCCTCCACCGCGGCCGCCGGCGGGTCCGTAACGACCGCCGGCCGGCCCGGGGGCACGAAGCCCCCCAGCAGCAAACCCCAGCACAAGGAAGTGCAACATGATCCCCGGAGCAATCCAGTTCAACGGCGACACCCTCCAGGCCTCGAAGGTCGGTTTCATCAACCGGACCGGCGCGGCGCTGGTGAAGGGTGGCGTTTACGCGCTCGACCTGACCAAGGGCGCGACCGAGTCCACCACGGCGCGCGCCGGCGCGTACAACCTGGTCGCCGTCGCGACCGCGCACCTCGCGGCCGGCATCCTGGTCGTGGCTGAGGCCGCGACTCCCGACGACGAAGAGGGCCAGGGCGTGATCTTCGGCCCGGCCAAGGTCCTGGTCGAAGGCACCACCGACGTCGCCGCCGGCGACCGCCTCAAGGCGGTCAACGCGCAGAACTACCTGCAGAAGGCCTCGGCCGCCGTCGGCTCGATCGACGTGGGCGTGGGCGTCGCCCGCGACGCGCAGGCCGCCAACTCGGCGGTCCTGACCGACGTGTTCTTCGACGGCATCACCTTCAACAAGGTGATCAACGCCGCCGTCAGCTAAACGCTGGCGGATCCAGTCTCCATCGCTCGGAGGGGCGGCGCGCGGCAACGCCGCCGCCGCCCCTTCATCTTTGAACCCTGAACCCTGAACCCCGGAGCCCCGTGAACAAGCGCCAAATGCTCTCGCTGTTCGGCCTCGCCGCCGCGATCCCCTCGGTCGGCGGCCTGGCTAAGAACGAAAACGTCATCAGCCGCCAGCCCCTGCCCGGGGGCAAGGAGCTGCGTCGCGCCGTGATCGAAGAGGTCGTCACCTTCGCCGCCGACGCCTCCAAGGCCCTGACCCAGGCCCTGCCCGCCAACTCCACCGTCATCCAGGTGGACACGAACTACGACGTCGCGGTGGTCCTCTCCACCGCGGTCAAGCTCGGCGTCGGCACCGCCAGCGACCCCGACGCCTTCCTGCTCTCGTCCGCCACCGTGACGAAGAACACGAAGAACGTGAACCGCCCCGCGGTCGCCACGGGCTTCCAGGCCGCCTCGGCGGCCCCGCTCGTCACCGCCGTCGACACCAACGGCGCCGCCGCCGGCACCGGCACCAGCGGCTCGGTCCGCGTGCGGATCGTCTACGAGTACGTCCAGGCCCTGCCCAACGCCTGAACCCACCCACGGGCCCGCGGCGCGGTGGGCGTCGCGGGCCCCGGTAAGGGTCTCGCTCGAGCTTTTGGGAGGATCCGGTGGCTTACAAACTGACGTTCGCACAGCTCAAGGCCGAATACGAGCACGCCATCAGCGGCACGCCCGACTCGCGGATCTCCAGCGCGCGCGGGGTGAACGACGCGCTGGAGTACCTCTGGACGCTGCACCGCTGGAGCTGGCGGAAGAAAATCACGACGCTCGACCTGGTCGCCGACCAGGAGTACGTCGACCTGCCCGCCGACTTCGGCGAGCTGGTGAACCTCTACGGCGCCGACAGCCTGGCCGGGACCGGCTTCCAGAAGGCCGACCTGGACCGCGTCGCCCTCGCCCGCACGTTCCCGACCCTGCCCGCGGCCAGCTCGTTCCTGTACGCCATCGCGGCCGCCAGCCAGGCCACCGCGGCGGACGTGCCCGTGCAGCGGCTGGAGCTGGGGCCCACGCCCTCGGAGTCGCTGAGCGACGCCGTCGTGCTGGTCTACAACTCCCTGCCGCCGGAGCTGAGCGGCGACACCGACGTCCCCGCCGTGCCCTACGGCTTCTACTCGGTGCTGCGTCGCCTGGTCCGGGCCATCGCGGTCTCGGACACCGTCCAGCAGGCCGGGCACGATTGGGAGCTGTTCAGCCGCCAGATCCGGGACTACATCGCGGCCGACACCTTCAGCAACACGACCAGCGGCGGCGTGATCGGGTGCCTCGGCAGCCAGGTGGACGACTACGGCCCGGCCGGCGCGGAGATGACCCTGGCGCCGCACACGTCGATCCTGATGGTGGAGGATTGAAATGGCGGCAGGAGCCAAGCCGGTCGCGTTCGACTTCCCCCTCAAGGGTCTCGACAGCAACTTCCCCGCGGGCGCCCAGCCGCGGCTGACGTCGCGCGACCTGATGAACGTGTGGCCCTTCGACCCCGGGGAGCGGCGCGCGCGGGGCGGCCGCCGGCCCGGCCTCACGAAGGTCGACTCCACCCAGCTCGGCGGCGGCGACTTCGTCCAGGGCGTGGTGCAGGCCGTGCTGCCGGCGCGGCGCGTGGTCGTCACCGGCATCACCTACAACGGCGACACCGTCGACCACAGCCCCGGCGCGGCGCTCGTCAGCACCGTGAACGCCGTCGCCTCGGCGACGTGGCGCGTGAGCCGGACCGCCGGCGGCACCAACGCCACCGGCATCGGCGCCGCCGTCGACGCCGCCAGCTTCGCCTACCGCAAGGACTCCGCGGCCGCCCTCCCGCTGGCCACCGCCTACGAGAGCCTGGCCACCCCGGGCGACGTCGCCAGCTGCATCCACAAGACGCAGTTCGCCGGGGACACGCGCGCCGTCTCGATGAAGTTCTACAGCGACGACGTCCAGGACTTCGTCTTCAACCTCTACTCGCGGGTTGACAACACCTACGCCTCGGCCGCCAACGTGGTCTTCGCGAAGTGCACGCGCGCGGGCATCTCCCTCTGCAAGGGCACCGCCCCGACCGTGCTGCGGACCTTCGCCTTCCCGACGTCGATCCCCGTGAAGGCGCGCGTCACCCTCACGCTGACGATCGACGGCGACCAGTTCACCGCCAAGGTGCAGGTCACCCCGTACGACTCGGTCCTGGCCAGCTACGCGACCTACCCGACGGTCACCTGGGGGCAGATCTCCGCGACGAGCGCCGGCACCAACACCGGGTACTACGGCTTCGGCCTGGGCGAGAACAGCAGCGGCGACTTCGCCGGCGTGGCCGGGAACTACCACGGCTACATGCACCTGTCGGACTTCCTGGTCTACGAGGGCGTGGTCAACGAGAACGCGCGGAACCTGTACCTGGCGGTCGCCGCCGGCGGGAACGTGTACCTCAGCCAGGAGGGCGGCGGGGCGCCGTTCGACCTGGTGGGCGCCGCGGCGGTCTCGCCGGCGCGCCGGGTCTCGATGGCCGTGCTCGCCGGCGTCGTCTACATCGCCGACGGGATCCACGCCGCGCAGCAGCTCGACCTGAACACCCGCCTGCTCACGACGCAAGTTGCTTCGGTGGGCGCGCTGCCGTCCAAGCCCTCGGGGGTGGTCACCTGGCGCGGCCGCCTGGTGTACTTCGGCGTCGCCGGCGAGGAACAGAACGCGTTCATGTCGCGGCCCGACGACCCCTCCGACTGGCAGTACGGCCAGGACGACGTCGGCTCGGCGGTCGCGCTCAACCTCTCCAACGCCGGCGGCATCGGCCAGCCGATCTACGCGCTGATCCCCTACAAGGACGACGTCCTGCTCTTCGGCTGCGACCACTCGATCTACGCCCTGGCCGGCGACCCCGCGGCCGACGGCGCGGTCACCACCGCCAGCGAGGCGATCGGCATGATGGGGCGGGACGCCTGGACCACCGACCCGGCCGGGACGATCTACTTCATGGGGACGACCGGCTTCTACCGGATGAGCCCCGGCGGCGTGCCCGAGAACCTCACCGCCGGCTCGCTCAACGAGGCCTTCCGCGCGATCGACCGGAGCACCACGTACATCGCGTGCGCGTGGGACGCGTCCAACCACGGCTGCTGGATCTTCCTGGTGCCGATCGACGCCGGCGACGACTGCACCGCCTACTGGTACGACGCGCGGACCAAGGGCTTCTTTCCGGCGACCTTCCCCGCGCTCTACGGCCCGACCACCGTGGCCACCTTCGACGGCGACGGCGCGCTCGACCGGTACACCATCCTCGGCGGGACCGACGGCTACCTGCGGAAGCTCGACGTCGCGGCCTCCACCGACGACGGCGTGGCGATCGACAGCTACGTCTTCATCGGGCCCGTGAACCCCTTCGGGCAGTTCGCCGACGCGATGCTGCACAGCTTCCAGGCCTGGCTCTACTCCGGGAGCGGCGCGGTCACCGGCACGCTGCACGTCGGCGCCAGCCCCGAGGACGCGTACTACGACTCGGCGCCGACCGCCCTGACGACCTGGTCGATCACCGGCACCGGCAAGCAGGCGCGGCTGCTGACGAGGGCGAGGGGCGCGGCGTTCTACGTGAAGCTGGCGGGATCCGAGGCGTGGGTGATGGAGCGGCTGGGGGCACTGGCCGAGTACGGCGGCCCTTCGAGGTAAGCCATGGCCGTCGACACCAATGCGAACACGGACAGCCGGCAGCGGCGGGCCCTGCAGCGGCTGCTGGCCTCCGGGCAGATCCACGGCCACGTCGCCGGCGAGACCCCGGCCGGCCTGGTCGACGGCGCGAACGTCACGTACACGCTGGCCCACACGCCCAAGACCGGGTCGCTGCAGCTGTTCCTGAACGGGGTCCTGCAGCACGCGACGACGGACTACACGATCGCCGGGGCGACCGTGACGTTCCTCACCGCCCCCTTCACCGGCGACCTGGTGCGGGCTTGGTATGTGCAGGCGGCGTGATAGGATCGGGCGACACAAAGGCCCTTCCCGGGGCCCCACACTGAGGGTTGTAAGGCGACGGCTGCATGGGCGCGATCCGCGTCCAGCAACTGAAGACCGCGGCGGTTTCCGGCGTCGAGGACGGCGGCGCCGGCGCCCTGCGCGTCAAGGTGGACGGCACGTCGATCGAGCTGGTCGCCGGCGGCCTGCAGGTCAAGGCGAAGGGCATCACCGCCGCCAAGCTCACCACCGCCACGAAGGGCAACCTCTTCGCCGGCAACGGCACCGCCGCCGGCGTGGGGGAGCTGGCGGTCGGGTCCAACGACCAGGTCCTCATCGCCGACTCCACGCAGACCCTCGGCGTGAAGTGGGGCAGCGCCCCGATCGCCTCCGACTCGGTCGTCCTGGGGTCGCTCAACGTGTTCACCACGAAGGGCGACATTCTCACCCGGACCAACGCCAACGAGGTCGTCCTGGCGATCGGCGTCGACAACCAGGTCCTGATGGCCGACAGCGCGCAGGCCTCGGGCCTGAAGTACGCGAAGGTCGGGGCCCTGAGCCTCTCGCCGGCGGCCAAGGGCGGGATCTTCATCGGGTCGGCCGCCTCGGTCGCCACGGAGCTGGCGGTCGGCTCTGACACGTTCGTCCTGACCGCGGACAGCACGCAGACCACCGGCGTGAAGTGGGCCGCGGGCGGGAGCCTCACCAGCCCGCTGACCACCAAGGGCGACCTGTGGGGCTTCTCGACGGTCAACGCCCGGCTGCCGCGCAGCTCGAACCTCAACGACGTCCTGGTCACCGACAACAGCCTCACGCTCGGCGTGGGCTACAAGTCCCTGCAAACCGTCTGGGACTACAACTACTCCTTCACCAAGGGCCAGCTCCTGGTCGCGACCGGATCCACCTGGTCGCCGATGAGCCCGGGCACCGATCAACAGTTCCTGCGCGCCCGCGCCGGCGCGACGTGGGGCACGGAATGGGCGACGCTCCCGGGGCGCCGCAACAAGATCATCAACGGCCTCTTTCGGATCTGGCAGCGCGGCACCAGCTTCGCCGCCGCCGGCGGCAGCACGTACCAGGCCGATCGGTGGACCTACCAAAAGCAGACGCCCACGGTCGTCACCATCAGCAAGGTGAGCTGGACGAGCCCGGGCACCGAGGACACGGGCCCCTCCGGCGACAACGCCAAGATCGCGGTCACCACCGCCCGCGCCGTCGCGGTCGCCGCCGGCGACCACATGATCTACGGCCAGCACATCGAGGGCTTCGTCTTCCAGCCCCTGCGCGAGCGGACCGTGACGTTCAGCTTCTGGGCCAAGTGCTCGGTCTCGGGCACGTACTACGTGAGCTTCCGCAACTCGGCCGGCGACCGCTGCTACGTCTCGGGCTTCAGCCTGACCAGCGGCGTCTGGAAGCGCACGACGATCACCCTGCGGCTCGACACCTCGGGCACCTGGCTCTACGACCACCAGGTCGGCTTGCGCGTGTTCTTCTGCCTGGAAGCGCACTCCAGCTTTCAGACGGCGAGCCTGAACGTGTGGCAGGCGGGCAACCTGCTGGCGGGCACCGGGATCGGCAACAACTTCGCCTCGACGGCCGCGGCCACGTTCGAAGTGGCCGACTGCCAGCTGGAGCACGGCAGCGGCCGCACCGAGCTGGAGACCCCGGAGCTGGGCGCCGAGCTGCTCGCGTGCCAGCGCTACTACCACAAGAGCTGGAACCACGACGTGAACCCCGGCGGCGCCGGCGACGGCGAGATCCGCTACGTGCCGGCGTCGGCCGCCGGCGAGGCGGGCCCGACGGTCTGGTACCCGACCGACATGCGCGTGCTGCCCACGCTGACGTTCTACAGCCCCGTCGGCTTCGCCACCGGCAACCGCCGCGACTACACGGCCGGCGCCGACAACGCGATGACCGCGGCCAACACCAGCTCGAAACGGATGCACTGCGGCGGCTCGGGCAACACGGCGGCGAGGTTGTACGGCTACTTCTACACCGCGGACGCGGAGCTTTAACGATGGCCGACTACCAGCTGATCAAGGACTTCAGCGGCACGGTCACCGGCGCGTTCCGGCGGGCGGACGCGGCGTCGATCCCGCGCGACGTCGACAACCGCGACTGGCAGGCCTTCCTGCTGTGGCGCGACGCGGGCAACACGCCCGACCCGGCCGACGCCGTGCCCGACCCGCGCGCCCCGAAGCTGACGGTCGCACGCCTCGCCCGCGCGCTGATCGCCGCCGGCGTCATTACCAAGGCCCAGATCCTCGCCGCGCTCGACACCGACCCCTGACCGCGAACGACAAGGACGTCACCCACAACCACCCGGGCCAAGGAGGGCCCACCCGATGTACAACCAGTCCAACCTCGGCTTCAACAGCCTCGCAGACACCTGGGGATCCGGCGGCGGCCTCGCCACCACGTACGGCGCCACCGGCTCGATGCCGACGACCTACGCCGGCGCCCGCGCGCCCGGCGCCCGCCCCGGCGGCGCGTCCATGGGCGGCGGCCCCTCCCTCGCCGGCTCGCTCCAGGAGGCGTGGAAGAAAGCCCAGCAGGCCAACCAGGAGCGGTTTCAGAAGATGCTCGACCTGGCCAGCCAGTTCGGCGCCTCCCAGACCGCGCAGGCGCAAGACATGCACCGCCAGAGCCTCGCCGGGATGAACAACAGCCTGGTCAGCCGCGGCCTCGGCAACAGCACCGTCCGCCAGGGCGTGCAGATGACCGCCGACAAGAACCTCGGCCAGCGCCTGGACCAGATCAACGAGCAGAAGACCAACCTGACGATGGGGGTCTACCAGCAGCACCAGGACCTGTACCCCGACCTGCAGATGTACCTGAACGCCTTCAGCGCCAAGCGCTGATCGAGTTGCGCATTTTGCGCCGATCGACGTGCGCAAATTGCGCAAAAGCCGCGCGTTTGATTCCTGACGTATTCACCGACGCCGCCTCAGTTTGGAGCTTCCCCGATGCCCACAGTCATGCGTTTTGACGACCCGATGCTGGTGGCCCAGCTCGGCCAGCAGGCCAGCGACTACGCCGTCAACCAGGACCAGCGCCAGCAGGCGATGCAGCTGCAGCAGATGGCCGACCAGAACGCCCGCGCGCAGCAGGAGCTGCAGCTGAAGCAACGCCAGCAGCAACTGGCCGAGCAGCTCAGCCACCCGCAGATGATCACCGTCCCCGGGATCGAGCAGCACGGGACGAGCGGGACGACCTACAACCCCTCGCAGCAGATCCCGGTCAACCAGCTCGGGCAGTACGGCCAGCTCGCGCAGGCGATGGAGACCCCCGACGGCGCGGGCGGATCCAACTTCAACGCCGCGCGCGGCAGCAACCTGTTCGGCCGCGGCGGCGCCGGCATGGGGTACGTCCACCCGCAGCAGAAGATGATGATCGCGCAGGTCGACCAGATGGAGCACGCCGGCCAGCTGCAGCCGGCCGAGGCGGCACGCTGGCGCATGGTCATCCAGACCGGCGGCAACCCGTTCACCGAGAAGACCGCCTCCGAAGTCATCAGCGAGAAGGGCCGCAGCGACGCCCTCACGGCCTACCAGCAGGCGATGCTGGAGCAGCGCAAGGCCGCCACCGACACCAAGGGCGAGCTGGACGAGCGGAAGACGCGGCGGCAGACCATCCTGGACCAGATCAAAGTCAACCAGGACATCCTGAAGAGCGCCGCCGGCGACCCGGACCTGCAGAAGGAGACCGCCGCGGAGCTGAAGCGCCTGACGAAGGAGCTGGTGAAGAACGGCCAGGAGGCCGACACCGGCGTCCCCGGCACGTCGAGCACGATCCAGGGCCCCCCGGATCCGTCGAAGTCGAGCTCTACCCCGACCCCCGCCGGCGGGAAGGCTCCGCCGCAGGCCGCGGCCGCCAAGAAGGTGCAGATCGAGGTCACCCGCCTCACCCCCGAGCTGAGCGACAAGCTGGTCCTGGGGTACGGGTCGGCCGCCGCGGCGAAGGAGGCGATCGCCCGCTACGGCAGCGCCCAGAAGGCACTGCAGGCCCTGATCGACTCCGGGCCGCGGCTGTAAGCCCCTCACCCCCGCCCTCTCCCCTGCCCTCTCCCCCGAGCGAAGGAGTTCACGGATGGACCCCCTGGAAGCTGCCGAGCAGCGCCTGATTCAACGCCTGAGCGACCCCCTGGCCACCGACGACCCCGCGGCCGGGATCAACGTCAACGAGACCGGCGAGACGATCGCCACCGAGGTCCCGACCCCGCCACGCCCCCAGCAGCCGTGGCAGCCGGCCCAGACGCGCGCCAACAACGTCTACGTGGGCCAGGACGAGGCCGGGCAGCTCACCAACGCCCCCGACCCCCTCCAGCAGGCCGAGGCGAGGCTGAAGCTCCACCAGGGGATGCAGACGCCCGGGACCGAGCTGGCGCCCCTCCTGCGGAACGCCAGCCGCCTGAAGGCCATCCCCGACATCGACACCCACGGCAACGAGCTGGCCTACCGCGACATGGTCGAGGCGAGCCACCGGGCGGCCGACATGACGACCGTCGGCGGCGCGATCGGCGACCTGGGGCACTCGGCCCCGGTCGACCTGACGCATGAGCAGTGGCTGGAGGCCCGGCGCCGCTGGCAGATCAACAACCCGACCCAGCCGATGCCGCCCCAGCTGAAGGTGTGGCAGCTCGGACTGCGGCGCCTCGAGCCCGACGGGAAGGCCGTCGAGGACTTCGCCTTCGACCAGACGCCCTACAACCCGGACCTGGAGAAGAGCCAGTCGATGATCAACCAGGCCCGCGACGTGCGCGACCGCACGGGCGAGGGCGGGACGCCGGAGGTCCTGAAGGGCACCAAGGAGCACCGCGACGCGGCCGCCCGCTCGGCCGAGGTTCAGCACCTGCGCGCGAAGTACGGCCCCGCGGCCGCCGACGTCCCCGACGAGGACCTGATCGCGCACGAAGCCGGCCAGGGCCAGAAGGAGGCCCGGGACCTGACGATCGCCGCGGTCCGCAAGTCGCTGGCCAAGGGCGGCGGCACCGGCCAGCCGGTCTCCGACGTCGAGGCCATGACGCTGGCGCGGAAGAACCCCGACACGTTCGCCCCCGCCATCGCCGAAGAGCTGCTCCCCCGCCTGGTGGACGAGGCGCGGGCCAACGCGACGAAGCGCAAGCTGGAAGGCCAGCTCCCCGGCGACTCGCCGGAGCGGCTGAAGTTCGAGAAGGCGGTCATCAAGGCCGCCGACGAGGTCGAGCTGGGCAAGAAGGCCTCGCTGCAGCTGGCGCCCGGACTGCCCAACGTCGGCGACTTCCTGCACTACATCGACGCCGCCACCCTCGGCCTGACCGACGCCATGACGCGCGGCTACGACGACGACACCCACGACCGGTACGTGGCCGCCAAGGAGGGCTACCGGCGCGACCACAAGCTCAACGTGTTCATCGCGTCGACGCTGGGCTACTTCACGCCCGGGTCACCCAGCTACTACCTCGGCCGGGGTCTCTCCAAGGCGGTCGGGATCCCGATCCGCAACGCCGTCGCCGGCGTCGCCGCCGAGAAGTCGCTGGAGGGCGCCTG